CATAGGGGTAAGAGGACAAGAAGCTTACAGGCTCATTGAGGGGGCCATAGAGCTAAGGTTCAAAGGTATTGGTATAGCACAGAAGGGTGAAGGTAGATTTATACATTTAGACGATATTCCAAATAGTCCTAATAGACCAAGACCGTGGATATGGAGCTACTAATGATTCTGTATAGTGAGGACATGTTAGGTAAAGTATATAAGTTGTACCAGTTACATCAAGCAAAACACAACTTACCATTTATGCAGCTTGAAGATTACAGACTTTTATTTGAAGAACAACAACAAGTAATAGTAGATCAAATAGAATTAGAAACTGATGGAGTAGCATAATGGCTATACCCATAGTAGATGGAATAGTAAAACTTGGCAATACTTGGCTAGAGGGAAAGACTGCCAAGACTAAGGCTAAGGCAGAGGCAGAAGCTGCTGTAATGGTAAAACAAGCAGAGTCTGCTGCTGATTGGGAGACTGCAATGGCTAGAGCCTCGCAGCAATCTTGGAAGGATGAGTGGCTTACAGTACTGTTTAGTGTGCCTCTTATACTTTGTTTCTTTCCTAGTACAGTACAGTATGTACAGGAAGGATTCAAAGCATTAGAAGCTATGCCTGAGTGGTATCAGTATGCACTGTCTGTAATTATAGCAGCGTCATTTGGCGTGAGATCCGTAATGGGAATAATGAATAAGAGGAAATAATATGAGTGATGGAAGTATCAAAGTCCCTACATGGGCATTACCAATGGTTATAGGATGTTTAACTATTGCTGTATCTTGGGGCGTATTACAGGCTAACACTGCACATGCCTCTGAAGATCGTGAAAGGATTGCTCAGATAGCGGAGGAAGCTGTAAAAAAGGCTCAAGCGAATGGACAGGCAGTAGCTGTGACGGAACAGAAAGTGCAGGCGATTGTCGAATCCTTGAGCAGACAGGAAAAAATTCAGGAGCAAACGAATCAACAAATCCAAGCTCTCGTACAGGCTCTTCTAAACAAGTAGAGTATAACCCTGAACAACCTAATTTATTTTGTGACCTTAGAGAGTGGAATAATTTACAGCTAGTTAATCCTCCTGCTAAGAGACACAAGGTTGCTATAGCTTGGCTGCAACATAACCATCAACAGTGTGGGTATGGAGCGCAGATATATGTAAGAAACAGTATGTCTAGAGTACTAGGTACTGCACATCAAGTAGATGTAGAGATGCTAACATGGGAGCTAGTAGCCCCTAAAGCAGAAATAAGACAGGCTATTACTAAGAAGAGAAGGCTATAGGAGTATTGCGTTACAACTGGAGCATAAAATACAGCTATAGGTTCCTATGCTGGTATTTTGTTACAACTGGAACATAAAACACAGCGGTAGGTTAAATGAACACTATTATGATATTTGTTTTAGTTTTACTGACTTCTGCTAATAGGCCAAGTGGATTAGAGCTTTATTTTCAAGAGCTTACAAGTTGTTTAGAATACAAAGATGCGTTAATATATCAGAGTGTACATAAACACAACTTTACTAGAGGTAAAACTAGATACTTTAAAGCTTACTGTGAAGTCAGGGTAATCCCCGCTAATGAAGCTGGAAGTAAATATTTGTTTAGAGATCCAATGATCAAAAAAGAAGAGGATGAATAATGGCTGCTAAGAAGAAAAAGTCTAAATCTAAAGTTAATCAGGCTGGTAACTATACCAAGCCTACTATGAGAAAGAACCTATTTAATAAAATTAAAGCTGGTTCTAAGGGCGGTAAGCCGGGGCAGTGGTCTGCTCGTAAGGCTCAGATGCTTGCAAAGCAATACAAAGCTAAAGGAGGAGGCTACACATAAACTAAGACCACGTTCATCCCTATAGGGACGGAAGTAAGCCATAGTGCTGAAGGAACGCATTGATTAATTTCAATTCAACTGGAGGTATATTATGGATAAGATCTATAGAGGTGTACGTGTGCAAGAGAATAATCAAGAGAATGAGAAGGTTGTTAGAGATGGAGTATACAGAGGAGTAAAGCACTCTGGTAATACTAAAGACTCTAAGATGAAATCAGGTTCTTATCGTGGAGTAAAATGGAATGGCAGACCCTAAGAAAGGGACAGGCAAAAAGCCCAAGGGCAGTGGCAGACGTTTATATACAGATGAGAATCCTAAAGATACAGTCGGTATTAAGTTTGCTACTGTCCAAGATGCTAGAGATACTGTTCGTAAAGTAAAGAACGTAAAGAAACCTTTTGCTCGTAAGATACAAATACTAACTGTACTAGAACAAAGAGCTAAAGTAGCTGGCAAATCTAAACAAGCTGAAATTGCTAAAAGAGGCAAAGAAGCTATAAGGAGGAAGCATGGCAAAACAAAGCCAACAAGAGGGAAGAAGTGAGAAAGAAAGAAAAGAGTGGATCAAACAGCAACAAGATAAAAGGCATAATCAATAATGGCATTAAAGAAATCGCAAAGGTCTTTAAAAGCATGGACAAAACAGAAGTGGCGCACTAAGTCAGGTAAGAAGTCTAGTAAAACTGGAGAGCGTTACCTGCCTGAGAAAGCGATCAAAGCTTTGTCATCTGCTGAATATGCAGCTACTACCAAGAAAAAACGTGAGGACACGAAGAAGGGTAAGCAGCACAGTAAGCAGCCTAAAAAGATTGCTAAAAAAACTAGAAGCTACAGAAAAAAATCATGAGTGATTTAATTAAGTGCCATACCTGTAAGTCTAGAGGGACTGTATTAGAAATGGCTTTTATATTTGGTAAAACTTTATGTCCTAAATGTGCTACAAAAAAGATAGCAAGTAATGGAAGGAGCTTTAGATGATGAGAGATGATTATAAAAAAGGCGGTAAATCTAAGAGAGATCCTAGATTAGCCAGAGCAGGAGTATCAGGTTATAACAAACCTAAAAGAACTCCGAAGCACCCTACAAAATCTCATGTTGTTGTAGCAAAGGATGGAGACAGAATTAAAACTATTCGTTTCGGCCAGCAAGGTGTTAGAGGGGCGGGTAAAAATCCTAAATCCAAAAAGGATAAAGCTCGTAAGAAGTCATACTATGCTAGGCACAATGCACAGGACGCAAACCCTTCTAAGCTAAGTGCAAGGTACTGGTCACATAAAGTAAAATGGTAGGGGAAAAGGAATGGAAGATATGTTACACTTGATTGAGTCTCCAGAGACAAGTACGTTACGCCTGAACGCAGACGCTATATCCTATCTAGGGAATGCTTTTACAGAAGCAGAGGATGTAGATATTAAATTAAAGTTGTTGTCTATGATAGAGAAACACTCTGACTTTGTTTTAAATACTAGTGATACTATTATCAGCAGACAAAGACTTCACATGAAGGTTGTTAAGTAAGTCTTTCTAGTTCAAGTTCTAGTTGATGATGTAGGTTTTCTAGTTTAGGTTCTAACTCTTTTAGAATCTTATCTATGAAAGGTTTATCATAATCATCAAACACATTAGTAACTTTGCTTGAAGGGAGCTTACTGTACTCAGTCATAAGTCTCCCTTTAGCATCTACGAATACTTTAAAAGATATTATATTACCTTCGCTCATGCGAACTCAACCTTACCAACATCCCCTCTCAATCCTGCCTTCATGTAAGTAGTAGCTCTACCTTCAAAGAAGTTTTGATGTTCTACTCCTAGTACATCGTCTAACCAGTTTAGTGGGTTGTCTTTTATTTTGTAGTTAGGTTTTAGTCCTAGCTGTAGTAACCTCCTGTCAGCAATGTATCTTATATACTGTTGCATCTCTTTCTTAGTTAGTCCATCAATGTCACCCATTTCAAATACTAGATCTAAGAACCTATCTTCTAGTTCTACCATCTCTCTACATGCTTGGTATATTTCTTTCTTAAAGTCATCTGTCCAGACATCTAAGTTCTCTTGTATAAACTCTCTAAATAGTTTAGTCATTGCTTCTACATGGAGAGACTCATCACGTATACTATAAGTAATTATCTGTCCCATACCCTTCATCTTTCCAAATCTAGGAAAGTTTAACAATACTATAAAGCTACTGAATAACTGTAGCCCCTCAGTAAAAGCAGAGTATATGGCTAGTGCCTTTGCTATAGATCCCTTATCGCCCTTAGTGACTCGTACAGCGTCCACATACTCATGCTTATCTGCCATAGCTTCATACTCTGAAAACGCCTTATACTCAATCTCAGGCATTCCTACGGTATCTAATAGTAGACTGTAGGCGTGTTGATGAATGGACTCCATGTTGTTGAAAGCTCCCATCATCATACGAGCTTCTGGTTTCTTAAAGATACGCATGTACCTATCCACATAACCAGAACTAACATCTACATCTGATTGAGTGAACAATCTAAATATCTGTGTTAGTAAATTCTTTTCGTTATCATCTAATGTTTGCCAATCTTTTACATCATTATGTAATGGTACATCTTCAGGAAACCAGTGCATCTGATTCTGCTGAGAGTAATAGTCGAACATCCAAGGATGATCAAACGGTTTGTAGTAATCTCTATTCTCCAATAAACTCACGCAATGCCTCCAATTTGTCTTGATAATGAGCTATCTTTTCTAGCTCGTCTTCTATTGTTTGTAGTATGTCAGGATGTTCAGCCACCCCTACATTATTAGTTAGCAGTATTGATACATTAACTCTATGTCTGTCAGCTGATGCCTCTAGCGAGTTCTTCAATGCTTGTGTAATGCTTTCCTTCACGCCTTTGCTCCTCGTCTTGTTTCCTGTAGTAGTTTATCCACTCTGTGTAGTTAGTCAATCTATTTTCTTCCCAGATATAAAACTGACACTTGTAAATGGGGTGATCATCTTTACACTCCCCACAACAGTCAGGAGTATCACATTTATCGTGTTCTAAATCTTCCATGAGTAATCTTCACATCTTGACTTAGAATTATAATACTCTTGTTCTGCTTCATTTAAATCATTAGGCCACGCAAGTATTGAAAATCCTAGTAGGCCCAGCGTAATAATTAAAACTATAAATCCTGTTATTTCTCTTCCCATGATTCCTCCTATGTGTACATACACTCACATATCCAGTAAGGCCCCATCTTTCTGCATACTTTTATAAGTTCTCTGTCATAGTTACAGTTAATATGATCAGGCCCTTGGTAGTACCATTTATTTGGTTTGTAGTTTTTTGTTGCACATCCAGTAAATAGTAATGCAAATACAAACACCAGTAATTTAATTTTCATATCTTTCACCAATTATGAATTATGTTAGCTATAATAAAAAAGCAGGTTACAAAGTTAACTAGTACAATACAGGTTCGTAGGATTGCTATCGCATCATCATGCTCAACTGTTTTATCATCGCTAAAACTTCCTATGGTATACTTCCAAATTTTCCAAGCCTTACCCTTCACAACTTAAACATTCCTGTTCTTCTAAGTTAATTCTAGGAATCTTAACATTAACATTCTCTGTATTTCTTGCAGCGTTAGAGCGTAAGTAATACATAGATTTAAGTTTGTTAGCTCCTGCCCAGTGTACGTTGTTCACGTACTGTAAGTATTCATCATGTGTCTCCTGATCAGCAGTAGCTGGGGGAGGTATGAAGAATAAGTTTACTGACTGCGACTGACAGATATACTTCTGTCGTTGGTACGCATGTTCAATGATCCATATCTGATTAAGAGATGGTGCTGTTTTAAATATCTCTTTTTCTTCTTCTGATAGCTCTGCAATATTTTCTACAGAACCTTCGTTAGCTGCAATATCCTGCCAAGTCTTATCAGTATTAATACCCTTCTCTTCAAGTAATCTTTCTAGATACTTGTTCTTTACCTTGAAAGAACCTGTGAGAGTTTTGTGCGTAAAGACGTTAGCCCTGATTGGCTCAATAGAAGGACTCGTTCCACCGCATATAATAGAACTAGAAGCATTAGGGGCAACAGCAAGAAGATGAGAATTACGGAAACCAGTACCAGCCATGTCAGGAGCCTCGCCCCTAAGTCTGCCAAGAAGTTTAGAAGCTTGTTGAGCCTGTTCTTTGATATGCTTAAAGCATCTGTTATTGAAGGAGGAGGCGTACATACTCTCGAAAGGTATTGAATTACGTTGAAGGAAACTATGAAAGCCCATCGCTCCAAGACCAACTGCGCGTTCTCTATATGCGCTATAAGAGGCTTTTGCATAGCCTGTTTTATTTTCTTTAACATATTCCATAAACTCCGCTAGTGTGTTTGGTTTGTATGTAGCATCTGAAAGTGTAGATGAGTTGTCTATAAAGTGTTGAAGAATGTTATCTAACATAGTAATCAAATCAGATATAAACATTTCATTATCTTTCCAATCGTCAAAGTATTCTAAATTAACACTAGACAAACAACATACTGCTGTACGCTCTTCATCTGTAGGTAATGTAATCTCTGAACATAAATTACTTTGTCTTACTTGTAACCCCATATCTTTCTGAGGTTTAGGCATGTCTTCATTACACCTATCTAGATTAACTATATATGGTTCACCTGTCTCTGCTCTAGTGTGTATAAGCTGCCACCATAGATCTCTAGCTGATACTGTTTTAATAGCTGTCTTAGTCTTAGGATCTATAAGTCTCCAAGGTTCATCATCTTTTACAGCTTTTAAAAACTCATCTGTAATACTAACTCCATTGTGTAGGTTAAGACATTTACGATTAAGATCTCCTCCTGTAGTTTTACGCATGGCAATAAACTCTTCTATCTCTGGATGAGATATGTCCATGTAAGCTGCGTAAGATCCTCTTCTAGTTGTGCCTTGATTAAAGGCTAACATCTGAGAATCTACAACATGCATGAATGGTATGCTACCAGTAGATTCAGAGCCATTAGAAGTAGATACCCCATTACTCCTAATAGAACCCCAATATCCACCCAGACCTCCACCTGCGCTTGCCAGCCAAATGTTTTCATCATAATGATCAGATAACCCACGCCTTGAATCAGGAACATAATTAAGAAAGCAAGAGATAGGTAGACCACGCGATAGTCCTCCATTACTAAGGATAGGAGTGCTAAACATGAACCAATTATTACTTGCGTAGTCATAAAGTCTTTGTGCAAGATCGAAGTCAGTAGAGCCTTGGTATGTAGAACCATATACAGAAGCCCTCGCAAAAGCATGTTGAGCATGTGTTTCATCTCCGTATAAGTACCTATCTTTAAGAGTCTCTATAGAGAACTCAGTTAAATTATTCTCTTTATCGTAATCAATCTGTATCCCCAGATAATCTTCCTTTCCAGTTTTCAATGTCATTAAAATCTTCCTTCTCTCTTAACTGTGATTTCCTAAAGTTTTTAGTTCTTGCTTTATTCTTAGCTTGTTTCTTTCTGTTGAAAGCGTTGCTTCTTTCTTGTTTTCTATCCCAAGTCATCCTGATTCTCCAACCAAAACTGCATCAACTTCTTCTCATACCATTGAGCCTTCTCCATATCTTGTATTGGATTAGACTTGTACCTCATCCTCCAACGATACTTTAGAGAGTTACCACGTAAGTAGCCTACAAACTCATCAGTACTAAGCATAGCTTTGATTGCATCAATACATTCGATGCCACCTTTGTTGTAATGTGGAGGATGATTAACTGGATCATCACGATTCATAACCCATGTCTCATAGTCATCCTGATTACCACCCATTGCAGTGTTAATCATTTTAGAATAAGACTTACCTAAAGCATTACTTCTATGTAGGTTATCCCACTCTGCTGGTTGTGCGTCATCTATGCTCACTACTCAAACTCCTTATTTATTTTATCGTTACGTTTCTTAAAATCTTCTGTATCTTTAGCTGATACATCTATCCATTTGTCTGGCATAGTGTCTTCACTGTACCATCTAAATCCGTTTGTCTCTGCCCATTCAGCATGAGTACGTTTTGTACCATCCTTTCTTCTCTTAGCTCCCGGCATAGGAGATGAAGGGTTAGCGAATAAGAATACCAGTTCAGTGTTTCTAGGTAAAGCTTTCTTTACCCATAAGTACTTACTGTATTCAGCATGATCCCAGAACCTACCTTTAGATTCCAACAGTATCTTCTTACCTCTGAACTTTCGTATAAAGTCAGGCTTGTATGTATGCCTAGTTACATATGCAACAGAATCAGTATGGTGTTCCCAATCTTTTAAAATAGATTCATGTAGATTAGCTTCCCATATAGAATCATAACCAAGGTGACGTAGATTAGGGCGTTTTACTCTTGGTTTACGTGCTGGCATTTAAAATTCTTTGTCTATCTGCTATCTGTTCTAAATCATTTAAAGTTACGCAATTTATATCCAGCTTACTATCTTCCTTAATCATTCGTTTCAGTTCTTTTTTTATCCATCTAGGAGACATAGGAACACACCTGAATCCAGATCCAATAGGAGCATATATCTCTTTAGGCATAAACTGCATAATGTTTTTAGTGTTTACTTTCTTGGCTTCTTCATCAGATACCATAGTACATAACCAATCAACAAGAAGGCTCTCTGTCTTCCTGTGTATCTGTTTTAATTTATTACTGTTCATCTCGTCTTAGCTCCAATACATTAGGGGTAGACATAACCGTAGTGAAATACTTTATACCATTAGAATATTTGAATGCTCTCAAACCATAACCATTGTTTACGTCTGACCAGCATTCGTTCTTGAACTTGCAGTATACACAACCAGAAGCTAGGCGCATGTTACCTTTCTTACCTTCAGGTATAGGGTAGTAACATTTATCAGGAGGGCTATCTTGTTTAATATAATTCTTTAGACTCTCTATTCTAGTCTTGGTATCAGGTTTTGTCAAGTCTAATGGACGAGCTAATGCAAGTTCTCCTGTCTCTTTATTGATAGCCAAGAACCCACCTTCGTTTGTTCCTTCAGCAGCTTCGTATCCAGATAGCTGATGCATGTATCCAAAGGGATCGTCATTATGTATATTGTTTTCTTTAAACTTTCTGAACCCAAAGTTAGATGCAGTCTTTATATCTATTACTTCTCCATTAATCTTGCAATCAATGTGTCCCTTAATATCATCTACTTCTACTTCCTTCTGCTCATCAGTTACATCATGTCCTGCTATCTTAACCAACAACAAGAGAACCTCTTCTAACATATGACCATACAGAAACTTAATGTATGTAGGAGCATATGATGGCCTCTTGTCTTCCTCATCTCTGGACTCATACCATAACTGCCTAGCAGGTCTGCCTATGTTGCTCATCCTGAGTCCTTTAGACTGCTCCTTGGGTGTAGTCCAGTGACGCATAACCTCCTTCATACGCTCACCAAAGTCCTCTATGAGATCATCTGGTATTTCTAAGTTTTCATTCTGACCTAGAACTTCTATC